AGGACAGCCAAGGCACTCAAGGAGTCCTACACGTACTGGCCCGAAGGGTACGTCCATGTTCAAACGATTATTAATGATGAATACGTGAACATGATATGACAACAGAGCAGGAACTTGAACAATGGATACGGGACAACCCGTGGAAGGCCAACGTAATCTACCCTGTAGGAGGCATAGGGTTTATGATGTTCATTATGTACACTTGTATGCAAATCATTGATTCTTTTTTGACAGGCACAATTGTATAGTGTATACTAATAGTATGATATGCAATAATGCAATCATGAAACGATAAACGGAGATTATTCCATGACAGCAACAACAGTCGAAGGTATTGTAAACTTCAGTAACTTAACAGCACATGACGTGTTCAATGGACAGGACACTGGTCAGTACTCGTTAACCATTACGATGGATGAAGATGATGCCTCAGCGTTGTCCGCTATGGGAGTTAAAGTAAAAGACTACCAAGGCGCTAAACAACGTAAGTTTAAGTCCAAGTACGACGTAAAGAGCTTTGATACCGAAGGCAACCCCTATGGTGGTGAGATACCGTACAACTCTAGGGTACGTCTGAAGTACAAGCTTGGGCCAGCACATCCAGTGCACGGCGTGTCAACCTACCTTGAAGCAGTGAAAGTCCTAGAGGAAGCAGAGATGGCTGTCGGTGATGCCGCAGACTTCTAAGTTCCTTAGACACGAGAGTTGTCCGGAGTGTGGTTCTTCGGACGCTCTCGCTATCTATGACAACGGGGGCCAACACTGCTTTGGCTCCGGTTGTGACTACCATGTGTACGGAAACGGTGAGACACCAATGACAACTCAAGAATTACCAAAAGCTAAACCCCTGAACATGGGTGGTGTAGTAGCGGCAATACCACAGCGTAGACTGTCACAGGAAACCTGTAGCCGCTTTGGTGTTACTGTGGAGTACTCCAGCACAGGGGAGATTCAAAAGCACTACTACCCTTATTACAACATAGACACGGGTGAAGTATGTGCGGCTAAAGTGCGTGATGTAAAGACCAAAGGATTCCATAGCACTGGTGACATGTCCGGTGTCGGCTTCTTTGGTCAGCAGCAGTGCAACAGTAACAAGTACATCACAATCACGGAAGGTGAACTCGACGCACTCAGTGTGTACGAAATGTTCAACAAACAGTACGACGTAGTGTCCCTAAGGTCAGGCGCTAGTAATGCCGCTAAGGAGATTAAGGAGCAACTAGAGTGGCTTGAGTCCTACGAGAACATCGTTATCTGCTTTGACAATGACAAGGCAGGGGATGCGGCTCTGGAACAAGTCAAGGACTTATTTAGTCCAAACAAGCTAAAGATAGTCAAGCTTCCTGTGAAGGACGCTAGTGACATGCTTATTGCTAACAGGGTGAAGGACTTTACGCAACTTTGGTGGAATGCGAAAGTGTACAGACCTGACGGCATTGTAGCTGGTACTGACACATGGGACAAGCTGGTAGAAAAGAGACAAGTTAAGTCAATACCGTACCCTTGGGAAGGTCTTAATCACATAACTAGGGGGCATAGGCCTTATGAACTCGTTACAATCACCAGCGGTAGTGGTATGGGCAAGTCACAATTCATCAGAGAAATTGAGTACGACCTACTACAGCGATGTGAAGGCAATATTGGGGTGTTGGCCCTCGAAGAAGACGTGGCCCGAACAAGTCTTGGCATCATGTCGGTGGCGGCAAATAGGCCCCTACACTTGGAAGAGGACACGCCAGTGGACCAGCTTCGGCCCTACTGGGAAGCCACATTGGGAACAGGACGTTACTACCTATTCGACCATTGGGGGTCAACTTCAACAGATAACCTCCTCGCCCGTGTTCGCTACATGGCGAAAGCCTTGGACTGTCGGTATGTCGTACTGGATCACCTGTCCATCGTCGTGTCTTCCCAAGAGTCCGGAGACGAACGAAAAGCCATTGATGAAATAATGACCAAGTTGCGCACGCTTGTGGCAGAGACAGGCATCAGTCTGTTCCTCGTGTCACACCTCAAGCGCTCCCAAGGTAAGGCACACGAGGACGGTGCTCAGATATCCTTGGGTGAACTACGGGGTAGCCAAGCGATTGCACAGCTGTCGGACATTGTCATAGGTATGGAACGGGATCAGCAGAACATGAACGAGGACATACGGAATACGACTACTGTTCGTGTCCTAAAGAATCGTTACACTGGTGAAACTGGACCCGCTTGTTGGCTGCAGTACGACAGAGGTACCGGAAGGATGAAGGAAGTAGCAAGCCCTGAGATAGGAGCAGACTTTTGATCTACCTTGATCTAGAAGCCAATGGTTTGACGCCTGACACCATCTGGTGTGTTGTAACACGGGAGAACGGTGTTTCACAGGTACATATTAACCGTAACACCCTCTGTGAGGCTCTGGCTGGCTCTGTGAGCGTTTGTGGGCACAACCTAATAGGTTACGACCTGCCAGTGCTAAAACGTCTCTGGGGGCTTTCTGTGGCCCCTGAGCGTGTGGTTGATACTCTGGTTTTGTCACGTCTGTTTGACCCAAGCAGACAAGGTGGACACTCATTGAGAGCTTGGGGTGAAACCTTGGGCTTCCCAAAGGGTGACCATAACGACTGGTCGTGTCTGTCTCCTGAGATGATTGACTACTGTATACAGGACGCAGCAGTCACAGAAGCAGTACACCAACAACTTGTGAAGGACATGGTTGACTTTTCACCTGAGTGTATCGAATTGGAACACAAGGTGCAGTATGCCGTACAGGAGCAGGAACGTAATGGTTGGGTACTGGACCAACAATTGGCTAATGAGTTATGTGCAACATTTAAGGAGGGCATGAATGCCATTGAAGCCGAACTACAAGAGATGTTCCCGCCCATTGTCGAAAAAAGGATTTCTGAAAAGACAGGGAAAAGACTTAAAGACAAAGTTACAGTTTTCAATGTGGGGTCCAGACAACAGGTTGCAGGAAGACTTGCAACTAAGGGTGCAGTCTGGAATGAGACGACGCCAAGCGGAAAGCCTGTTGTCGATGAGAAGACGCTTAGAGAAAATGCACATGTTCCGGAGGCAGCAAAGGTTCTGGAGTACCTTACTCTTCAAAAGCGATATGCGCAAGTACATTCTTGGCTAGAAGCTGTTGAAGAGGACGGTAGGGTACATGGTCGTGTCATTAGTAACGGTGCTGTAACTGGACGAATGACTCACCAAAGCCCCAACATGGCGCAAGTACCCGCAAGTCACAGTCTGTATGGACACGAGTGTCGCTCTTGTTGGACTGTACCGGAAGGTAAGAAACTAGTCGGGTTCGACGCTAGTGGCCTCGAGCTACGAATGTTAGCCCATTACATGAACGACGAGGAGTTTACGAATGTCCTACTTAGAGAAGACATCCATACCAGAAATCAAATGGCTGCTGGACTTGAAACAAGACCTCAAGCTAAAACTTTCATTTATGCTTTCCTCTACGGAGCCGGAGACGCAAAAATTGGAACTATCGTTGGAGGAACTGCAGGAGATGGCAGAACTCTTAAGCAACGATTTCTACGAAACACACCTGCTCTTGAAAGTCTACGAGAACGCATTACTAGGGCAGCTGGGCGTGGTTATCTTACAGGACTTGACGGACGAAGACTTAGAGTTAGATCAGAACATGCTGCATTGAATACGCTGTTGCAGGCGGCAGGAGCTATCGTAATGAAGAAGGCCCTAGTCATACTGGACGACTACGCAAAGCAGTGGAAACTAAACTACAAATTTATAGGTAACATACATGATGAAGTACAGTCGGAAGTGGCTAAAGAACAAGCAGAGAAATTCGGTTGGCTTGCGGTCGAATGTCTCAAGGCGTCAGGCGTACATTTTAAACTCAGATGTCCACTTGATGGAGAATACAAAGTTGGTACAACATGGGCGGAGACACACTGATGGAACAAGCTAATTTTCTAGGGAATAAGATTACAGACACAGACAGGTTAAAAAAGAGATGTAACAACTGCAAAAATTATTTTTCACTTAATAATTTTCAAAAACACGGGAGAATGAAGGACGGACTTGAGACTCGTTGTAGGCCTTGTAAGGCCATTGATGATAAAAGAACGAGTAAGCAAAGAAGGGCACGTCAGATGTACGTTAATGGTAAGTACGTTCCTATGACGCACCCACTACATAAACCGGGCAAGTACAAGAACTTTGAGGACGCTGCGTTTAGTAGTTTAGCAAAGTACGAAAACAGTGTGGAAGGTCAGGTGTACGTCATTGTCAACCCTAGCTTTCCTGAGTGGGTAAAGGTTGGAATGGCTATTGACTCAGAGGACCGACTCAATGGCTACCAAACTTCTTCACCTTTTAGAGATTATATGTTAAACTATAAGTGGGACGTTAACGACAGACGTGCTGCAGAGTCAGAAGCACACACCGAACTACAGAAGCTGTACGAAAGACGCAGTGAGTGGTTTAAATGCACACCAGAGCAGGCCCAAGAGGTTGTCTCAGGTATAGTAGGGAAGTACCAATGAAAAACATATACACATTAGTAGACGACATCTACAAGCTCGTTAAGACGAAGAGAGTAGACAAGGACGTTGACATCGAAGAGTGCATTGAGCAGTTTGGAGAAAACGTCAAGGACCTCATGCGTAAAGAGTTTGGTGGGAACAGGCACTTTGACGGACGTAAGCTCCGCATGTCAAACATAGGTAAACGTGACAAGTTCCTTTGGAATCACTACAACAACGTACCAAAAATGGACGACATGCAGCCACACACGCTTGTTAAGTTTTTGTACGGACATTTGATTGAGGAATTGTTACTATTTCTTACAAGGGCATCAGGACATGAAGTTACCGCAGAACAAAAGCAGTGTGAAATCAAGGGCATTACGGGTTCTATGGACTGCAAAATTGATGGTGTTGTCACGGACGTTAAATCTGTTTCGTCATATGGGTTTAAGAAATTCAAAGACGGCACTTTGGCTTACGATGACCCGTTTGGATACGTCGCTCAAATTAAAGGATATGCAAAGGCAGAGGACCAGACAAGTTTTGGCTGGCTGGCGATGGACAAACAAAATGGACACCTAACGTACCTCATGTACGACGAGAAGGACACTCAAGCCCCTGTGCATGAAACAATAGCCTTTGACATCACAGACCGCATTGAGCATGTTCAAGAGATGGTGAAGAAGCCAGAGCCTCCTGAAAACTGCTACGAAGCCAAGCCAGACGGCAAGAGCGGTAACATGAAGTTGGACATAGGTTGTTCGTACTGTGCGTACAAGAAGAGTTGTTGGCCCGACCTACGTGCCTTCTCTTACTCCACAGGTCCAAGGTTTTTAACGGAGGTGGTCAATGAGCCGAAGGTCCCAGAAATCAACATTTAGAAGCACGTTTGAAGAAGATGTCAGCAAGATACTGAAGGAGTTTGACTATGAACCGTTCACAGTTCCATACACTATTGAGCGTAGCTATCGTCCTGACTTTGTTCACAGTGCTTCTGGTGTTCTTGTCGAGTGCAAAGGGTACTTCAGGGACGGGGACACCAAGAAGTACACCAGCGTCAGAGACAGTTTGCCAGAAGGACAGACACTGGTCTTCGTACTAATGCAGCCCAACAAGAAAATACGAAAAGGTGCCAAAATGACAATGTCACAATGGTGTGACAAAGAGAACATTTTATGGTATACTATAGAGACACTACAGGAGTTGATTAACTATGTCACTAACACTAGAGGAAATTAAGGAGCGCCTCTTGAAAACTTTAGACCCAGACGACCTGCTGGAGGCCCTACAGATAACCTCAGAAGAGATGCTGGACAGGTTTGAAGATAAACTAATCAACAGACTAGATGTGTTTGAAGAGGAGCTAGAGGATGAAGAGAATGAGTATTGATGATGCGACTCCTGAAGAGTGGGATACACTCACTGCGCTGAACAACTTATCTATCAGAAAACCGAAGAAGGTAGACCCTGTGGAGCAACCTGACCACTACAACAAAGGAGCAATCGAAGCCATCGAAGCAATCAAAGCGTCCATGCCTGAACACGAGTTCAAAGGTTATCTTAAGGGTAACGCACTAAAGTACCTCTGGCGCTATGACTACAAAGGTAAACCAGTTGAGGACTTACGTAAATGCCGTTGGTACATCGACAGGCTAATCAAAGAACTCAATGATTAGTCCTTGTGTACAGCAATGTAAACTAGTAGACAACCAGTGTACAGGCTGCGGCAGGACAAGAGAAGAGATCACCAACTGGACAACATATACAGACGAACATAGGAGTAACATAATTGGACGCTTATCAACAGTACATACACAAAAGCAGGTACGCACGTTACCTACCAGAGGAACAACGTCGTGAGACTTGGGAAGAAACAATAGACCGTTATCTAAACTTCTGGATAGAGAAGCAGAAGATAACACTGGAAGAAGCTAACGACATGTTCAAGGACATTCATGACTTGGACGTAATGCCTAGCATGAGAGCACTAATGACGGCAGGAGAAGCCCTTGACCGTGACAACGTAGCTGGCTTTAACTGTAGCTACTTACCTATAGACCACCCTAAGGCGTTTGACGAGATGATGTACGTCCTTATGTGTGGCACAGGCGTGGGCTTCAGTGTTGAACGACAGTACATATCTAAACTACCAGAAGTAGCGGAGGACTTCCATGCCACAGATACCGTTATACACGTCGCTGACAGCAAAATTGGGTGGGCTAAAGCATATAGAGAACTTGTCAGC